GCGGCTAAATCCCCGCATACGTTTGGGTCTTGGGAGTACGGTGACGCCTATGTGTCTGAAATCAAAGAGTACGGTGTGCGAACGGACATTGACATCGATGACCGACCCTGAGTTAGTCAATACCGAAACCGGAGTGTGGCAACTCACCGGCAAGATAGATGGGCTGGATGTAGCTGATCTAGAACAGCTCCAATCTCAAATTGGAGCAGAACTTAGAGAATGGGACAATATGGAGAATAATCATGTATCGTAAAAAGAATGCTGTAGAGAAGGACACTGACGCAAAGAATTGTGCGCTTGCGTCCAGTGAGGAGCATAAGGTGGTAGGTGATCTTATCTTAGAGGCCCAAGATTATGGGCCATCAGGGTATGCACGGATTGGTGCTCTGGAGTTCGTCAAGTTGGAAGACGCCCACACAGCCGCCTGTATGGTTCACCGACAGGCTCAGGAAACCCATGTTGGCGATGGGGAAGGCATACAGGGGAAGTGGGATCACACGACCCACAGTGCGGTCTATGAGAAGGATTAAACTGCCTCAGCAGGCACATTTGATGGGGGAGCCGTCACTGGTTCCCCCTGACTTTTTTCCGCCTAAAAAGCGGCAATACGAACCATTGGATTGGGAGATTGAAGAGTTCGAAGCAATGGAAGAAGAACTTTTAAAACAATGGTGGGAGTGGTATGAATACGACGAAACGGATTCCTTTTGAAAATCAATTACTTACGAGTTATAGTTTATATATATATGGGGCTTTTAGTTGAACAGGCTAGACAGGGCTATGAAAGTCCTGAGAAATTTGCCTCAAGAGGCGATGGCAACACAAAGTCACACCGGTATGCAAAACTCAGACAACCTGAGAAACAGCGCACTCCGGGCAATAGAAATAATTCGTAAATATCGTGGAGCACCTAAAAAAGTAGATGCCTATATCAAAGAGGCGTGGGATATATACAAAAGGTTACAGAACCTTTTGGGGGCAGAGTTTTATGTCGATAATTATAAGGATAGGCCGGACAGAACCCTGTCCTTGGATGTTCTTGCCTCACCCAATATTCGATCAGGTGGCATGGGGTTTCGCCATGTCAATTGGGATGCGGAATTTATGATGGCAGTACCGAAGGGTCATAAGCAACACAATCCCTACTGGAACCCTACCGGTGGTAAACGTGATAGAAATGGTGTACTATTAGACTTGTCGGATTCAGATTACTGGATGTGCAAAGAAAGGAGAAGAGATGAGAATAGATGAAGAGAGGCTGAAACCTTACCGGAAAATGACGGATGCACAGCGAAACATCCGGTCAGCCGGTGACCCCGAGTTTACTCAGCAAGTGTTGGATCATTATATGTTGGGTGAGAACTTAAACGGGATCGAACTACCGTTTAGTGAATACAAACACCGGTTCCGGCTCAAGCCAGAAGAACTCACCGTACTAGGGGGGATTAACGGCGCAGGCAAGTCCCTGTTGGCCTCTCAGATGATACTTCATGCCGGAGAACAGGGGTACAAATCCCTCTCCATCAGCATGGAAATGAGTCCGAAGGCACAACTAGCGCGGATGAACCGCCAAGCATCATTACAGGCGGAGCCAACACTGGATACTATTGTGGAGTTTTCCCAATGGGCGAAGGAAAAAATATATTTCTACGATCAGCATGGGTCTGTCGATCCGAATACGCTAGTGTCGATTATCCGGTATTCTGCTGACAATTACGGAATTAAACTGGTTCTGGTGGATTCCCTGATGACCATGAGCATGGCCTCAGACGATTGGAACGGACAGAAGTCCGTAGTCAACGCGCTGGCGAACTGCGCCCGTAATCTCGGCGTTCACGTCATCTTGGTTGCCCATGCAAAGAAAGGTGAGAAGATCACAGACAGACTGGACAAGTGGTCGATTGCCGGATCAGCCGACATTACTAACAGGGCAGACAACGTGATCCTGTTCGGTAGATCGTTCAATCCTGACCCGCATGACCCTGACGCGCATTTTGATCTGTGTAAAGCGCGACACTACGACAACGCCGAACATTCGATAGACCTGCAATTGTGCATGGCCTCACTGAATTACTACCAGAGAGAAGCCCTACCAAGAGCAATCGGAGTCCCATTGGAAACCAAGCCCAAAGGTGGTATAATGGGTGAACTAGATAGAGTAGCATTACATGACCCCACAATCGGCAAAAGCGAAAGGACGAAAACTACAGAAGTGGTTTCGCCAACGCTTAATTGATACATTAAATCTACATCCTGACGATGTGGAGAGCCGTAGCATGGGGGCAGGCGGTGAAGATATAATGCTCTCTGCGAAAGCTAGAAATATGTTTCCGTATTCGGTGGAGTGCAAGAATCAGGAAACACTGAACGTCTGGAAGGCGTTCGAACAGGCGGAGTGCAACTCCGGTGTGTACCAACCCCTTCTTATTATTAAGAAAAATCGGAAGGAACCACTGGCGGTTGTCGAAGCAAATCATTTTATGGAATTAATTGACAACAGTAAGGAGGTTTGATAATATGAGAAGTATGATGTTAGGTAATGACCCATTCAGAAGTCTTTTGGAAGAGCTGATACAGCCGTATAAAAGTATGCAGCACTTCTCTCCTCAGCGTGTGCTTGAGGCCGGTACGGTTGACAAACCGGCTATCATCACCAGAGGTGAATGGGTTGAGAGGAAGTACAGGGCATGGCAAGAAGAGGACGGTTCTTACCATGAAGAACTTATTGATGATGAGAATTTACCGAAGGGTACAGGTAAGGAGGGCACAGACTAATGAGTAGGAAGGTAGAGGTGGCGCTCAAGCGCCCATTCAAGTTGTCTCAGTTGAAGTGGCGCAAAGGTCAAGGCGGCAGTGGTGATCTGGTTTACATTACCGCAAGAGATGTTATGGACAGACTCGATCAGGTATTCGGAGTTGAGGGTTGGGCTACAAACTTCGACTACATGGGTGAACGAGTGGTCTGTCGCTTGACCTGTCAGGTAGGTGGCAATGTAATAACCAAGTCTGACGGCTCTGACGATACCAAAATTGAAGGAGCAAAAGGCGGTTTGAGCAAGGCTCTCGTAAGAGCAGCCGTATCTTGGGGCATTGGGCGCTATCTCTATCACCCCTCAGCATTCAACAGTAGCCGTGAGCCTGCTTCATGGGCAACACCGGAAGGGTATGACGCTTTAATGGCAGAGAGAGAAGGAAAGGAGATAGAACAATGGCGAAAGGAATACTCTGATGGCCTTCAGGACTGATCTAGGCCAAAATATATTCAAGCAAAAGTATGCGTCAAACGCATACGAAACTTGGGAAGACAGGGCCAACACCGTCGTAAACTACGTTTGCGGTGATGTAGACGGCCAGAAGAATAACCTAATGGCGAAAGATGACCGGGATCAGTTAGCCCGGTACATCTCTGAATTCAAATTCATGCCCGGTGGCCGATACCTTTGGTATGCAGGGCGCGATGCAAGATTCTTTAATAACTGCTACCTTCTCCGCTTGGAAGAAGATTCCAGAGAAGAGTGGGCGGCTTTGACACAACGGGCTATGTCCTGCCTGATGACCGGTGGTGGCATAGGCGTTGATGTCTCCCTTTGTCGTCCGTCTGGACGGCGATTAAGACGTACAGGTGGGGTCGCCTCCGGCCCCATCCCTCTCCTGCTCACCTTGAATGAGGTCGGCAGGAACGTCATGCAGGGCGGTAGTCGGAGGTCTGCCCTGTATGGCTCCCTAAATTGGCAGCATGAAGATGCATTCGACCTTCTTCATGTTAAAAACTGGCAAGATATGTATCTTGGTAAGCAAAAGGAGTACACCGTTTCCGATCTGAAACGTCTGAACTTCAACTACGCTGCACCATTAGACATGATGAACATCAGCCTGAACTACGACGATGCATGGTTACATGGTGGTAATTCTGATATCTTCATGGAGAACTGCAAGCAGGCTCTGATGACCGGTGAACCGGGATTCTCATTTAACTTTGGTTCTCAACAAAATGAAACACTTAGGAACGCCTGTACAGAAATTACATCAGAAGATGACAGTGACGTATGCAATTTAGGCAGTGTAAACCTAGCCAACATCGAAAGCATTGAAGAGTTCAAGAGTGTAGTACACTTGGCCTCTAAGTTTCTCGTCTGCGGATTAATCAGAGCGCACCTACCTTATAAGAAGGTGGAGATGGTGCGTCAGCAGAACAGCAGGCTTGGGTTGGGTCTTATGGGTATGCATGAGTGGCTATTAAAGCGCGGATCAAAGTATGAGTTCACTGATGAACTTAAACAATGGATGAGGGTTTATGAGCAAGAAAGTACAAAATCAGCAAATGAACACTGTGACAGACTGTTCCTCAATAGACCTAAAGGATACAGGGCAATTGCCCCGACAGGGTCAATTTCGATCCTAGCGGGAACCACTTCGGGGGTGGAACCGATTTATGCTGTGGCGTATCGCAGAAGATATCTTACGGACGGAACCAGATGGAAATATCAGTTTGTTGTTGATGGCACAGCGGAATCCCTGATCAATGATGGCATTAATCCTGACGATATAGAATCTGCTGTTGACCTAGCCGCTGACATGGAGCGAAGGGTTAAGTTCCAGTTTGAATTACAGAAGTATGTAGATCATGCGATCAGTTCAACAATCAACCTTCCCGCATGGGGTGAGAGCCAAGATCGTGTGGATGAATTCGCAAAGATAGTGCGTAAGTACGCTCATGGACTGAGAGGTTTGACCCTGTACCCTGATGGTAGTAGGGGTGGTCAGCCTATAACCTCAGTTCCTTATGAGGAGGCGCACAGTAAGCGGGGTGTGGTGTTTGAAGACAACAGTGAAGAGCAGTGCTTGTCAGGGGTATGTGGAGTATGAAACCAACATATTATTCAACCATGAAGATCACTCCGATTCAATACATACTGGCTAACGATATGGACTTCTGTAGTGGAAATATAATAAAGTATGTAAGTAGATGGAGAAAAAAGGGAACTCCGGTAGAGGATTTGTATAAAATCATTGAGTATGCTAATATTTTACTGGAGGAATACAATGAAATTTTACAAGAGAAGGGTGTGAAAT